ATGAAGGGTTTTGTGCTGACGTTATCGTTACTGATGCTATCAGTTAATGCTATGGCTGCCGGGAAGATCATCACTGTCAGTAAGTTTGAGTTTGGCAAGCAGTGGGCATTTACCCGGGAAGAGGTGATGCTGGAATGTCGTACAGGTAATGCTCTGTTTGTGATTAATCCGAGCACCTTAGCGCAATACCCGCTAAACGATATTGCGACCGAACAGATGAGATCCGGACATGTATTGGCGAAACCGCTAGATGTTTTGCTGCTGGATGACGATGCAAATCCGGGGCACAAAATGAGTTTAGAACCCTTCCAGCAGCGCGCCATGACATTATGTCAAAAGTAAGCTTGGCTCTTTTGGTGCTGACAAGTATTAATCTATAATTAACAAACGATTACTTCTGTTGCCTTGAGGTTGAGCTTTTATAACCAAAATTAATTTACAATCGCAATTAATCACTTCTGCTGTCAAGTTGGCTAAATACATGTACTCGACTACGCTTAAGGAGTACGGCTGAATAAGCCTACGTTAATGCCAACTTTTAGCGCACGGCTCTCTCCCAAGAGCCATTTCCCTAGACCGAATATAGGAATCGTATTCGGTCTTTTTTTAAATTATTGATTTTAAAGGTGAATTTTGTGGTTTATCGAAATTTATCGAAATTTTATCGAAATCTGATATTCGGTCTTTTATAGCATCACGTATTCTTTCCCTCTCGTATCAAGATACTTGTTCGTCATTTTCTCCGATTTATGCCCCAGCAGTTTCATCGCAAATTCCTTACCTTTTTCCTTTTCATATAATCGTCCGGCTAGACTTCTGATCTCGTGAAAAGTTGGCGGACTCTCATCAAAACAAAAATCTGTTCCTTTTCTCGCCGTTACGAATTTCTTTGTCAGGCTGTCTGGATGTAGTGATCCATCAGGGCTATTTTTTCTGATGCCAGCACTTATCATAAAGTCTGTTTTACTGGCTAATTTACATTGTTCAATCACGGTGCTAAGGCGTAGGCCAACGGCTTTAAGTTCAAGATCTAAGGGCAGGGAGATCATGGCTCCGGTTTTGCCTTGGTCTATCTGTAATCTGCCATCAACAATCTGGTCAAAGCGCATCAGAGATAAATCCTCACGTCGTTGGCCAGTGACTAGCGCCAGATCCATTGATAGCCCAAACCACGCCGGTAATTTGTCAGCGACCTCACGAATCGCGAGATACTGATCCAGTTCCAGGCGCTCACGTTTCACCACCGGTTTAGCTGAGCGTGTCGGTGTCACTGGGTTATTATCTATCGGTAGGCGAATACATCATCGTTGATATCTGTATGCGTATGTTGATAGCGCGTGAACTGTACAACGCTAGTGGGTTCCCGCCAGACTACATTATTGACCGGGATATTGATGGCACCCTCTGGCCCAAATCTGAACAGGTAGCAAGATGTGGCAATGCGGTACCGCCACCTTTTGCCGAGGCACTGGTAAGGGCTAATATGCCAGAGCTGTGTATCTGGAGGATGGCGGCATAATCAACAAGAAATTGCTGATATTCATACTTTTTATGTGGTTATATCCGCTATTTAGAATATGAAACTTTACTTAACTAAGTTAAGCATTAAATCGGTTGAATCAGGTCCCCTCTATGGGGTTGCAATATCTTAAGCATAAGGTGATAGCTTAATGATTAATATCGAAAACTTGATTCAACATTTACCAACGGATGGCCGAACTATAATTCATTGTGAAAAGGGTAAGATAATAAGTATTGCACAATTAAGACCGGATCAGTTTATAGCAACGCTGCCAGCCTTTATCGAGATGGCAGAAAGAGCGGGGTATATCATTACAATCCCTGATATTTAACGGTATAATAACCAAGTCAGCCTGAACAACTGACAACCTAAGTTGTTGTTGTGTCATCACCCTTGGGGGCAAGATGGCACAACTTCCATTTATCAAATCTGGCAATGAGACACTGACACCGGCCACGCCCGATGTTAGGGATTTTCTGCATTACAAAGTCAAGCTGGGGGCTATTCTCACCGCTGATTTTAAGCAGGTTCGCAATCCGAAGTTTCACCGCAAATATTTTTCCTTACTGAATCTGGGTTTTGATTACTGGACACCCTCCGGTGGCACCATATCACCTGAAGAAAAGAAACTGGTGCGAGGCTATGTAAACTATTTGGCAGAATATGCCGGTCATAGCGACACGTTGGAAGAATTAGCCCGTCAGTACCTCGATACCCTGGCAGAACAGCGGGCCGACCGTGTAACCCTACTTAAATCTTTTGATGCTTTTCGCCGCTGGACAACCATTCAAGCTGGTTATTTTTCTATCATTCAAATGCCAGACGGCTCGCAATTTAAAGAGCCTAAATCCATTTCGTTTGCATCGATGGACGACACCGAATTCTCCGAACTCTACAAAGCTACATTAAATGTGCTTTGGAATTTCATCCTGAATAAAACCTTTAGTACACCTGCTGCTGCAGAAAATGCCGCCAGCCAGCTATTAAGTTATGCGTAGGGGGATTTGTGGCTAATTTACGCAAAGAGGCAAGGGGCCGAGAGTGCCAGATTCGTATCGTTGGCGTATGCAATGGCAACGCTGAAACCAGCGTATTGGCACATTACCGCATGGCTGGTACCTGTGGCACAGGGATTAAACCGGATGATCTACAGGCTGCAATTGGATGTAGCGACTGTCACGACGCGATCGACGGAAGGATAAAATCAGATTATACCCGCGACGAGTTACGGCTTTTGCATGCTGAGGGTGTTTTTCGGACTCAAGCTATTTGGAAGAAAGAGGGGTTCATTTGATGAACGCACAGCAACTTGAATATGCGCGCACGGAATTAACCAAGGCGCTGGTGGATATATCTGGCGGAACCAAAGGCCAGCTTGAGGCTTTTAGTGAAAATCCACCTGCGGATAAAGACCATTACCCTCGCTTGAAAATCCATAAAGTTCAGCTCGAAGGGGGGCGGGAGGTTTGCATGCTAACGATACCCACTTATGCTCTTGAAACTCGGAGCCGTAAACGCCCAATGCCACCAATGAATGAATTTGAGTTTTCTTTGTGTTCATGGCGGCGAGCGGTGAACACCCTTAATGAATTTCAAAATGCGTGGCTGAATTACTGCTATGGCTTTAATTTAAAATTTGAGTACCAAGTGTTATTTTGCAAACATATTTGGGAGATATACCAGAAGCACCTGTCTGATAATCCGGTACAAACCAAGGTAAAGAAACGCCTTATTTCGCTAGTTTGGCTTGCCGCACAAGACGTTGCTGCAAAAAATAACAATGAGACTTACAAAGAATATGCGGGTAGTGCGCTAGCCACTCTTATGAGTATTTCTCGTTCAACGTGGTGTGAGGTATATGCGCCGCATTGGGCACGACTGAAACAGGCTTTTGAGGAACTGGATGCAGAAGCGCTACAACTGGTCTTAAATCGTCGTCCAGATCCTATTATTGACGAAGTTAGCGACTAGATATTGCAAAACCGAACAAAAAGGCGCATATTTAACGTTAATTAGATATGTTGCCGAAATTTTAATTAACCCGTCATTGAACGGGTTTTTCTATTTAAGTCTCCCAAAAACTGGAGGGCTTTCGTTTCAATATTCACGTGTAATTAATGTATCTAAATCTAGAAAAGAAAACCCCAACGTGATGTTGGGGTCTGGTTATACACAGAGTAAGACGGAGGAAGGCTGTTAACTTGCTCTGTGTAATTCGTTGCGAGTAGCTGCAGCAATAAAGCCACTTCTGCTGCTGTACTCCGGCTTGCTTCTTACTACATTGTCGATCTGATGTAATAAGCGATGTGGCAGCGTGATATTTATCCGCTCTGCGCGACCATCAAATTTATCCATGTTCACATTGATCAACGCCCACTGCCCGTTAACATACTCGGTGGCATCACTGGTAATGTGCTCCTGCATCGTTTTTGGCGCAGGTATCTCCATACCGTGTTCAACCAATGCCTCAAAGTGGGCATCAATCGCACTTTGTGCGTCGGCATAAGCTTCATCAACTGTGTTACCGGCAAAAATACAGCCATCTACATCGGGAAACCACCCGCTGGCTGTGCCGTCTTTGTCTATCTCAATAAATGCTGGGTAATGCATATATATATCCCCGTGATATTCATCGTAAAGGAGCGTCCCGAAAGACGCTTACCTGATTACTTGATCCCGGCCTTTCTCAAGATTTGCCTCAGTGTTCCGGGCTTAATCTCTTTAGTGGGATGGGGTACTGTTACTAAGTTAGCTGAATCTGGATGTTTAAACGTATGGTGACTGCCTTTAATTCTTACCATCTCCCAACCATATTCTTCTAACAGCCTCATCAGTTCCGAACTCTTCAAGTTTCCTCCGTCTCGTTAACTGATGGGGTTATAGTACACACGATACACACTTATTGCAATGTTTTTAATACACATAGTACACACTTCTTAAGCTGCGCTTTTGCGTGGCTTTTTTATTTCCACCACACGCCCAGCCCATCCGGGAGGGGGAGATATGAAAATGAGCAATGTTGCTTCTAATGCTTCCTACCTGGTGTCGGGTGGGAGTTTTATTTTTTGGGTCAAAGAGCTGATTGCTGGCTTCACCCCTGATGAGTGGACGGTGATTGGTGTGCTTGGTTCGTTATTTTTTATGGCCCTGACATTTATGCTTAATGCTGGCGTCAAGATTTGGGATCGTCGCCACGGCTATAAACCGGATGGTGAGTGATGGCCTCGACAAAAAGCAAACTCAGCGCTGCGGTTCTTGGCTTGGTTTTAGCAGGTGCGCCAGCATCAATTATTCTCAGTCAATTTCTGGATGAGAAAGAGGGTAACCGGCTTTCAGCTTATCCCGATGGTAAGGGGCTTTGGACTATCTGCCGTGGCGCCACAATGGTTGATGGCAAACCGGTAGTGAAAGGGATGAAGCTGTCAGCGGACAAGTGTGCTGCGGTGAATCAGCTAGAGGCTGACAAGGCCATAAGTTGGGTGAAGAAAAATGTCCGCGTCCCGCTGACTGAACCACAGATTGCCGGCATCGCGTCATTTTGCCCCTATAACATCGGCCCGAGTAAATGTTTCACCGCCACGTTCTATAAAAAACTCAATGCAGGTGATCGCAAAGGTGCTTGCGCTGAGATCAAACGTTGGATTCGTGACGGCGGCAAAGATTGCCGGCTGACGCAGGGCCAGAAAAATGGCTGCTACGGACAGGTCGAACGGCGTGATCAGGAAAGCGCGTTAGCGTGCTGGGGGATAGGCCAGTGAGCCGCATCACCGCAATTGTCGCCGCTTTAATCATCCTGCTGATTGTCTCGTTGGCCTGGACAGTGAATCACTATCGCGAGAATGCGCTGAACTACAAAGCGCAGCGCGATCAGGTGGCCAGCGCGTTGAAGTTGGCGACCGACACCATTAGCGACATGCAGACGCGGCAGCGCGACGTAGCGGCGCTCGACACGAAATACACAAAGGAGTTAGCCGATGCGAATGCTGAAAATACTGCTTTGCAGCACAGGCTTGATGCTGGTGGCCGGGTGCTCGTCAAAGGCAGGTGTCCAGTGTTTACCACAACCGAAGCCACCAGCACCTCCGGCATGGGCCATGATGCCACCGTCGAACTCTCTGACATTGCTGGACGAAACGTTCTCGATATCAGGTCCGGAATCATCAACGACCAAACAGCCCTAAGAGCGCTGCAGGAATATATTACCACTCAATGCTTAAGATAGAATTGAGTGGTATATTTTGGTGCACTAACCCAGTGTTGTATCGTTAAGTTCAAGTTCAAATGTGCCGCCTTTACGCGGCATGACCTGATCAACCATCTTAATGAAACGATTCCAACCGTATCCGTTTGCTATTGCTAAGCGTTGAATCATTATTAATGAATGCAAGTGTTGGGCTAACATTGGATTACCAACATCATCAGTAAGCCACTGGTGCAATTTACTTTTTCTATGACCGTTCGATTGTTTGGGTGTTTTATTCTCAAGCTCTTGGAGAATAGAGTCTCCAAGGCGTTCATATACAAGGTCCCTAGTATAATGAGCAACCACGCTAAAACGGTTCTTGCTCATACCGGTCCAGGGCCAGTTTCGTAACTTATAGATATTTTCATAAAACTCATCTGGAAATTTTTTGGCCCATGCAGCAAGTTCCTTGCTGATAATCTTGTCCAGATAAGCTTGCAAAGCATCTTTAGGACGGACTTCCTGATAACCAGTTGCCTCATCAACTAAAGCTATAATTCCCACTTTTGCAAGCGAACGTACTAAAATCTCAGCCTTTTGAGCCGTATCCATTTGGTTTGCTTTTAAGGCGCCATCTTGACGTGCCTTTAAATAAGCGTCACAAACTAGTGGCAGTATGGAAGCATCGTAACCCTCAAGCTCATTTCCGGAATTGTCCAAAAATCGCTCACGTTTGATCACCTCCATAAGATCTTGATTAATATAAGGGATTAGGTTTGCTGCATCCATGAACGCGGGGAGTATGATCTCACCGTCTAATGTTGCCCTAACACCTCGACTTGGTCTCCCAAGTGCTTTAAAAACAGATGATTGAGAAATTATCCGTTTTCCATTGTTGAGCACTGCCACTTCAAGCTCGGTGTCATTAATTTTAAGAACGCCTTCAAACTGAGCAGACGGGAGTTTCTGTTTAATTCTTTGCCAGCGTTGGTTTGCTGCATTCTGAGCGACCTCTTTTCTTTCATCGGCCGTCAACTTCTCAGCTCTGGCTTTCCCGCCTTTAGCCTGCGGAGAATCTTTTTCAGAATTCATAATGTGATTCCTTAATGAATGATAAGGGCATTATCGTCATAACATTAAAAATCAGCAAGCATAATTTCAACTTTTGCTTGCTAAAAGGTAGGTTTAACACTTCAACAAAAAGGTAACGCAATGAGTGAAGAAAAACCGCAGGACGGCAGCACTGTTAAGGGCTACCGCACTTTAACCCCAGGCGATATTGAGCGCATGAACCGTCTGAAAGGCGTCAGCCGCCATTTTTGCAGTCTGCTGGATACCGAGCGCGAATGCATAGCAGCTGAAGTCGTTGAGCGTGGTGGTCCTAGTGAAACGGAACGTGCAGAAGCCCTCCGTTGTTTGGCTATCGCGCGAACCAAAATGCAGGAAGCTTGTATGTGGGCATGCCGTGCTGTGGCTCGTCCGGATGCTGACTGCTAATAATTCTTGAAAGACTAACAATAGCATTACAAGTGGTATTCATTGAGTGCCATCGATAATAATGAGCAAAATTTGTTAAAATATATCTTTATCCTTGATGGAAATCAGAAGATGGATACTGTTTATATTTTGACTCAAGGTTTCAGGTTTTCATCAGCTGATGTTGTTGGGGTATTCAGCTCGATAGAAAACGCACGGCTTCGGCAAAAGGAAATCTTATACAATACCAGAAAGGATCTTTATCCAGACTTCTTTCGTATTGACAGTATTGCTCTTGATGTGGGGAAACCCATAAATGAAGAGTGCACTAGATTTGATTACTACGGAAATATAATTTCTTAATAATTCCCTTAAAACCAATCCCTCCGTCGATGGCAGGCATTAGCGGCAACATTAGCCGTAGTAGGCGAAGCGATGTAACACTCGGAGAGACGGCCTGTATTACAGCAGTCATTCAATGAGTGATTGAGGCAATACACGATAAGCAATGCTACCACCTGTTTCCCACCGCTCACCCTGAGCACTAACAGTCTGGTGGCATTTTATTTAATTCTGATATCGGCAATTGGCCAGCGAGAAAAACAGCATAAACACGTTGAATTGGTATCATGTGGTCTTCGAAATATGCCGATTTATATTTCACTAACCAGCAGGAAACTCTGAATGAATACGATTGTATTACAGATGATATTCATTGAGTGTCATCGATAATGCGCAAGCAAAGCTATCTGCATATCCTGCCTGGTTACCTTAACCGTTATTTGCTGGTGGCTTTATATATAGGAAGGTGGGCGACCACCGGTAGTTGTAGCTACCGGCAGTCATTCATACCCACACAACAGTCATGATGAGTACGAACCAAGGCCCACTTGCTTGTACAAGCAGGGTCATAGTATTGGATCCTCAGAAATGACCATAGTAAAAAATCAATCTTCACTTGTGATTGTTTATAAATCACTCAATTCATTAATCTCTTATGCCAAAAACACCCGAATACATTCGGATGAGCAGGTAAAACAGATTATTGCCAGTATCGGCGAGTACGGTTGGACGAATCCGGTACTTATTGATGAAAGAGGGGAAATTATCGCTGGCCATGGTCGAATATTGGCGGCGGAACAGTCTGGTATTGAACAGGTCCCAACAATCACTTTATGTGGTTTATCGGAGTCACAGAAAAAAGCCTACCGCATTGCAGACAATAAGTTGCCGCTGAATGCCGGATGGGATCAGGATCTCTTAACTTTGGAATTAAGTGATTTATTGGCAGAAAATTTTGACCTTGGTCTAACCGGATTTTCGTCAGAAGAAATCGATCAAATGTTGAATATCGATTTTTTACCTGGTAACGAAAGTGATCAGGGAAAGCTCGATCATCTTGACGCCAAGCTTTGCCCACACTGTGGGGGTGTCCTATGACGGAACTCACTGTTGATTGGGCCACTCATCAGGCTGCCAGTTTTGCGTGCCTTAACTGGCATTATGCCAAAGCGGTACCAGTGGGAAAATTGGTAAAAGTGGGTGCATGGGAAGATGGGAAATTTATTGGTGTCGTTATTTTTAGCCGTGGTGCCAATAACCATATCGGGCAGCCTTATAGTTTGCAGCAGGATCAAGTTTGCGAACTGACCCGTGTGGCATTACGCCAGCATATATCACCAGTTAGTCAGATATTGGCTAAAGCGATTAAATTTCTTGCTGATGTTTGCCCCGGTCTGCGGCTAATCGTCTCCTATGCAGATAAAGACCAAAATCATCATGGCGGGATTTATCAGGCTACCAATTGGATATATGAGGGGCTATTCGGTGTCGGAACGGTGGGCGCATTCATCATCAAAGGTAAGAAAACCCACCCGCGCAGCGTTTCAGCCAAAGGGGTAAAGCAAAATCTTGAATCAATCCGCCAGCATTTAGATCCCAACGCCCAAGAGTTTAAAACATCAGGAAAGCATAAATACCTGATGCCCCTCGACAAGAAAATGAAAAAAATCCTGATATCACGTCATAAACCCTATCCCAAGAGGGCCTGACGATGGATAAGCCGACGCTCGATAAGGTGGAGGCATTGGCAGGGCGTGGATTAACGGAGCAGCAGATAGCCGACACACTGGAAATCGACATTGATAATTTAAGGAGAGATAAATCAGCAATCTCACTTTACCGGCTGGCCGTTCGCCGGGGAAAAGCTAAAGGGATAGCGGATATATCCAATTCTCTGTTTATCAAAGCCAAGAAAGGCGACACGCGAGCCATGATTTTCTTGCTGGAGCATTTAAAACCAAAATGTGAGTAAAAAATGAAAAAGCCGGATTGGGAGGCGATAAAGCGCGAATACTGTGCCGGACAACTTTCAATTCGGTCATTAGCTGAAAAGTACGGTGTCAGTGATACAGCAATACGGAAAAGGGCTAAATCAGGAAAATGGGTTAAGCCCGAAAAAGTTCGCACTACAAGTTCGCATAACTCTGGTGCGAACCAAAACGCGAACCTGCGAACTAAAGCTAAAAAATCAATTTCGCCAATTGAAAATCAAATCAATTCAAATTGCCCACCAATTGAAAATCAAGTTGAAGAAAGTTGCTCTATCGCCAGTAGATATGGGCTTAACGATATGCAGGCGAAATTTGTCAGTGAGTATTTAATTGATTTGGATAAGACCGCTGCTTATAAACGGGCCGGATATAAATGCGAGGGATTAACTGGTGCTGCCGCTGCTCGTCGGTTGTATCGCCATGTATCGGTAAACAAAGCCATACGCGATGCTATGGAAGCCAGAGAACAACGGACGCACATCACGCAAGACGCTGTTTTAAATTGGTGGTGGGATATTGCCACGGCCAACGCCAACGAAATTTCAGAGTTTCGTCGTTTATGTTGTCGTCACTGCTGGGGGATTGAAAATAAATACCAGTGGATTAACGAGCAGGAATATCAAGAAGAGTCAGAGAAAAGAACCAATAACGGAAAACCTGCGCCATTGGATGATGGCGGTTACGGTTTTGACAGTACGCTCGATCCCAATCCAGATTGCCCACGTTGCAATGGTGAGGGGCAAGGCAGGGCGCATTTTCATGATTCGCGGGATTTATCGATTTCGGCACGCCGCCTTTATGCCGGAGTTAAGCAGGGCAAGTTTGGTTTAGAGGTGATTACCCGTAATCAGGATGAGGCATTGAAAATGGTGGGCCAGCATTTGGGTATGCTGAAAAATAAAACCGAGATAAGTGGCCCTGATGGTGGTGCCATTAACCAGGTGAATTACACGCCAGAAGATTATGTGAAAGCGCAGCAGATGTTAGAGGGTAAATTGCCGGGGTTGGATTGAATACTGACAATCAAACGCGCTTGCCAGCTTCACTGTAGGCTTCTTCACGATCCCGTTTACCCACGGCAACCACAAAAACCGTGATTTTTTCGTCTTGCACCTGATAAATCAGGCGGTATCCGGCGCTGCGTAGTTTTATTTTGTAGCAATCAGGTAAGTCGCGCAGTTTATTGGCTTCAACGCGTGGATTTTTAATCACTTCGAGCAACTTTTTCTTAAATTGCTGACGTACAGTATCGCCGAGCTTATGCCATTCCTTCAGCGCCCGGCGATCAAAATCAAGATTATAAGTCATCCAGTGACACCCTGACCGGTTGTGGATTGGCTAAACGTTCTCTGACTATGGCGACCAGTGCTTGATCTTCATCGGTCAGCAACACGGATTTAAAGGGCAGTTTGCCACTTTGTGCCACGTATTCCAGTGTCTGGCGCAGCAAATCAGAGGGGGTGACGCCCAGTTTTTCCAGTACCGCATAAGAACGATCTTTTAAGTCATCATCAATGCGAATATTAATGTTACCCATATTTGAACCTCACTCACGTAATGACATATGTAATCACAAACGTCATTTTGTCCCTATCAGGCAAAAAGTGCAAGGGGAATAATGGCGATAAATCACCCAAACATGGCGCGATAGCAGGATCACCACATGAGCGATATTCTCGAATGGGAAAATCTGGATTTCCCGTCGCGTGTCGCCCTGAAATCCCGATCGGAAAAATCTTTTCTTAATTTCACTCGCATCTGGTTTGAGCTGCTGCAAAGTGACCGGTTACTGGTGAACTGGCATCATAAAATGATGGCCAGCAAAGCTGGATGATTTGGTCAATAACCGGCTGCAACCGCGCAATCTGATTGTGAATGTGCCGCCGGGCGGGACTAAAACCGAGTTTATTTCGGTTCATCTGCCGGCCTACATCAATATGTTGGTGCAGACTGGTCAGTTACGGCGCTTTCGAAATCTCAATGTGTCGTTTGCTGACACACTGGTAAAACGTAATAGCCGCCGCACCCGCGATATTATCGCCAGCCCTGAGTATCAATCACTGTGGCCTTGCCGCTTCGGTATTAATCAGGCGGAAGAGTGGGAAATCGTTAATAGTCGGGGCCGGATGGTGGGGCAGACGGTTTCCCGCTCCAGCGGTGGGCAATTAACCGGTGGTCGTGCGGGGTTCCCCGGCCCTGATTTTTCCGGCTTTGTCGGGCTGGATGATTACAACAAACCCGAAGATATGTTTTCGGCTACCAAACGGGCCAGCGCTAACCGTATCTTGGTGAACACCATCCGTTCACGACGCGGTGATAAGTCCAAAGAGCATCCGACACCCTTTGTTTCTATCCAGCAGCGGTTGCATACAGATGATGCTACTGGATTTATGCTCTCCGGCAAGATGGGGGTGGATTTTCACCACATCACCATTCCGGCACTGGTCAATGAAGAATACATCGATGCGTTACCGGAGCCGTGGCGCTCACAATGTTGGTTCTCGGTTAAAAATAGCGAAAGTGTGGTGGTCGGCGGGGTGCGTTATTGGTCTTACTGGCCGGTAAACGAATATGTCGGTGATTTGCTGCGGTTGTGGGAAAGCGACGAATACACTTTCATGTCGCAATATATGCAGCGCCCACGTGCACTGACCGGTGGGTTAATCGATACTGATTGGTTTAAACGCTACACCCATTTACCGCCGCTAACTCACCGTGCGGTTTATGTCGATACCAACTCCGGCAAAATTGAAGATTACAACGACTATACAGTCTTTACGCTGGTAGGGATGGGTGTGGATGGCAATCTCTACATTATTGACAGTGTGCGTGGCCGCTGGGACCCAGAAGACTTACTGACCACCGCGCAAGACTTATGGGAGAAATGGCGGCCGTATAATCCGAAACGCCCCGCGCCACTGCGCCATATGGGCATCGAGGATAAGCAAGCTGGGCAAGGTCTGATTACCACGCTAGTAAAACGTAAAAGCATCCCCATCCTGACCATCCCGCGTGGCTCAGGCCAAAACAAGCTGATCCGCTGCCTGAATACTATTCCACAGATGAAAACCGGTTGTGTCTATCTTCCGGCACTGATGACTGACGACGGTCAAAAAATCCCGCAGGTGTATTACTGGGATGGTGCAGTGGCCGCCTCGACTGATTGGATCATGCCTGCACTGACGGAATGCGCTGATTTCTCAGCGGATGACAGCCATAAAAACGACGACATCCTCGACACAATGATGGATTCGATAGAGATCGAATTAATTGCTGGTGGCAGCATCAGTTATGACAAGTGGGTTTAACGATGAGTGAAACACTGGATTTTGGCGGTAAACCCCGCATTCGCCTAACTGCTGATGGTTTGTCGAATGTAATGACGGGTATGGGTACCGACCGTGACCGGCGTATGTATAGCCGCTTTATGTATGGCGCGATGCAAGACTTTGCTGAGCTGGAGGCAGCTTATACCGAAAACTGGATTGCCCGTTCGATTATTGATATTCCGGTTGATGATGCCACCCGCGAATGGCGGTCATTTCCTTCTGATGATGCTACCGCACTACGCAATGCTGAAAACCAGTTCAATATTCAGGGGGTCACCCAAGAGTCCTTTAAATGGGCCGGATTGTATGGCGGGGCGGGGGTATTGATGCTGACCGACCAAGACCTGTCTCATGAATTGGAATTAAAGAATATTAAAAAAGGCTCACTTAAGCGTTTGCTGGTGCTGGATCGCATGTTGATTAATGGGCAGCAATACAACGTTTCTAACCCGCTGGCTGAAAACTTTATGCAGCCGGATTACTACCTGGTAAACGGCGGTCAGCAGAAAATCCATTTCAGCCATTTTGTGCGTGCGCCCGGTGCGGCCTTGCCGATGCGCTTGCGCATGATTAACGGCGGCTGGGATGATAGCCGCTTGAGGCGCTGCCTTGAAGATGTGAAAGATGCCGTTGCCGCTAAAGGGGGGATCTCTTCACTAATTCTCGAAGCCCATATCGACACCATCAGTAAAGAAAATCTGGCCACTGATTTAGCTTCTGGTGATATGGATGAGGCGATAGCCAAACGCTATAACACTTTCGGCATGATGAAATCGCTATTTCGGCTGGCGTTGCTGGATTCCAAAGAGACCCTTGATCGCAAACAAATCTCTTTCGGTGGCTTGGGTGAAGTGTTGGCGGTGCTGATGGAGTGGACGGCGGGCGCGTCTGGCATTCCAATGACTCGCATATTCGGCGTACAGGCCAAAGGTATGGGCGATTCAGGGCAAGGTGACCAGAACAATTATTTCAGCACCATCAAAGGGGATCAGGAGGCGAAATACCGCCCATTTCTGAAAAAGCTGGATGAGGTGCTGGTGCGTTCGACTCTTGGCACTATGCCTGATGGTCTGGATTTTACCTTTGCGCCACTGTCGCAACCGACCGATAGCGAGATATCTGCCCAACGACTGGCTGATGCGCAGGCTGATGATATCCGTCTCAATCAAAAAGTCGTGTTGCCGTCGCAGGTCGCCCGTAAGCTGATGGAGCAAGGAGTTTATGGCATTCAAGAAGATGACATCACCCGACTTGAAGATGATGAATCCGCCGAACGGCAAGGTGATTATCAATTCCGGCTTGGCAACACTCCAGACGATGATAAAAAACCAGCCGACACGACGGAGGGCACAACTCAGGCCAGTTAAACAAACGGATGAAACCGAGCATTATTATCGTGCTCAGTTACGTGAAATTGTACGGTTGATGGCTCAGTCGGTAGATGAAGTATTAACACCGGTTCTACGCCGTAATTACACCGCCGACAGTTATCTGGTCGATATCATCAAAGAGTCAATCAGACAGGCCGCCGACAAGTTTAATCGCACTGTGATGGGAGGTCAGGCAGACCGATTAGCCCAGCGAGTGGTGAGTCGCGCAGAATCTGAAAGTTCTGCGGCATTCGTTGAACAAATTAATCGCGCTATCGGTATCGATATGACCTCACTTATGGTCAATGAGTCATTAGTGGATTATTTCGATGCCTCGGTCGAAAGTAATGTCGCTCTGATTAAGTCGCTGTCCGCTGATTATTTTGATGATATTCAGCGCGAAGTGATGGATAGCATCATGCGAGGTGACTCGCTCAGCACCATGGTCAGGAATATCCAGCAAGTGACCGGTGCCAGCTATCAGCGTGCGCATCTTATTTCCCGTGACCAAACCGCCAAAATCCGCAGCGATATTACTCACACTCGGCAGGTCGGCGTGGGAATTAACCGTTTCCGCTGGTCTACCTCGCAAGATGTACGTGTGTCCGGTAATCCCGCCGGTAAATACCCATGGGCCAAAATCAAATGCTTTGAAATTTCCCGTAGCGATGTGGGTTATGGCGCGGGTATTTATCTTTGGTCGCAGGGTGCGGCTTATCACGGCGAAAGCGGATTATTCCCCGGCAGAGCCCATATTGGTTGCCGCTGTCATGCCATTCCCCAAATCAAGGGGCTTGATTACTAACAGGATATATTATGCGGATCACCGTTCGTGACCGCGTGTCCTTTCCGATTAACTCCCAACGAGAAATGACCCCTGAGGGCTATTTAAAAGTCCCCGGGCGGGTTGCGCGCGTCGGTGTGCAGCAATATCTCGCCTCTGAATTGGGATTAAAAGACAGGCCACCCGGTCAAATCGTCAATGTGTACCGGCCAGCGGCGGAGGTATTTGATCCGGTTAGTCTGGCCAGTTATGACAATAAAGACGTCACCATTGATCACCCTGATGATTTGGTGAATGCCCAAACTTTTAAGCAGGTCACCGCAGGCCATGCTATTTCGGCAGGGCGACAGGATAGCGATGACCCTGATTATGTGGTGGTCGATCTGCTGATTAAAGATCAGTACGCCATTGATGCTATCAACCAAAATAAAGAGGAATTGTCTGCCGGTTACACCTCTGAATACCGTTATGCCCCCGGTATCGCGCCCTGTGGTACTGCCTACGAATTTATTCAATGCACCATCACCATCAACCATATCGCACTGTGTGATCAGGCCAGAGCCGGACACCTGGCGCGGTTATTTGACCGTCAACCCAAGGGAGTAACCCCCATGTATAAAGTTGTGCTGGATTCCGGCGTGCGCGTAGAGGTGGCTGACGAAGCGACCCAGCAGCTGATCCAATCATCGATGGATGCGCTAAAAAAACGTGTTAGCGACGCAGAGGAAGGGCAGGAAAAAGCCGAAGCCGCCAAGGATGAAGCTGAACAGAAAAAAGAGGAGGCCGAAGCCAAAGCCGATGCCAAAGATGAAGAAATCGCGGCATTAAAAGAAAAATCGTCTGAGGATACGCTTTCGAAGCGGCTGGCCGATGTGGTGGCAGCGCGTGACTCTGCTATCAAAATTGCCGGTGCAGAATTTAGCTGTGACGCGGTAGACCCGCTGAAAATCAAACGTGCCGCGCTGGACAGTGCCGGGATCAAATGCCGCAAATACCCCTCATGGGATAAAGCACCGGATGCTTACCTGGCAGCTTATTTCGACGCTGAAGAAGAGCGGCGAGAAAACGAGGATGACGATGACCCTGATGATAAAAATGACGTTAATGACTCCATCATCAATTTGGGCCGCGATATGAAGAAAGTCAAAACCGGCGATGCACAGACTACCCGTGATAGCGTGCGCCAAAGCTGGCTGGACAAACGTTATGGCAAACAAACGGAGAATAAATAATGGCGATTGCTCAGAGTGAATTCACCAAATGGCGCGGTAAAGCCTACGAGGGGCAAATTTCAACCACGGATGTCTGTGAAGTGGTATCCCGCCGTGTGGAAACCAAAATGGTGTCCTTTGGTCGGGCAGTGATCCGTGGGGTGGGCGCGCGTTCTTGTGCACCTGTCACGCCGCCCACTACCGCCGCACAGATTATCGGTTTTACCGTGCGTTCGATGGCGGTATTCAGCAACAGCGTGCCGACCAATCCGCCAGATTATGAAGTGGGTTATGAGGTCGATCATGTGGCGTCAATACTGCGCCGTGGGCCGATGTTTGCCTTGTGTGTCGATGGTGCCAGCGCAGGCGAAACCGTAACAGTCATTACAGCCGTAGGGGTGAATCAGGGCCGGTTAACCGCAGGCGGTACCGGAGTTGAATTAGATTTTGTCCGTTGGGTTGATGATGTGGTGGCCGGTGAAGTGGGCGAAATTCGCGTTGATGGCATTCTGGCATCTACACCTGCAGCTGCTGGCGGCGAGTAAAAATTAAAGGAACATATTCATGAAACGAAGTGTATTTGACGTCAGCCCAGTATCGGCGCTCTCTTTTCTGGTGCAACAGGCGGCCCATATTGAGTCGGAAATTTACCGGCTGGAATATCCGCAGTTTAAGTACAGCACATTGCTACCACTGGATAACAGTGCGCCCGACTGGGTAAAAGTGGTGGCGTTCCGCTCGATTGATGCCCGTGGTGAGTTACAGATATTTGGCCCGAACTCGACTGACGTGCCGACGGTGGATATCGCCATGAATCAGGGCTTCCATGAGATCAAAACCGCCGCACTGGGTTACACCTATTCCATTGAGGAGATCGGTTTTGCCATGCTCAATAACGTCAATCTGGATGCCGAGCGTGGTCAGGCGGTACGCGATGTGGTTGAGCAAGGTCTGAATAAGATTTACTTGCTCGGTCACAATGACATTGGCGAGGGGCTATATACCAGCTCCAATGTGGGCATTGAGGCGGCTCCGGCGACCTTAGCCGAGTTGGTGGCTGCTATCCCTACCAAGGGTACCCAGCCGATCATTGATTTCTTTGGTGCCGCCTATAACCAGGTATATCTGAAAAATACCGTCACGGTTCACCGCCCTAATGGTTTTGTTTTGCCATCGGAGCAACATCAATTACTGATGCGCACCCTGTTATCAACTCATAACGCCTCAAATGTCACCTTGCTGGAATTCTTGCGCACCAACTTCAAAGATATGGATTTTGACGATGATATCTTGCTGGCTGGAGCCGGTGCAGCGAAGAAAGATCGCCTGATGGTGTACAAAAAAGATATGCGAGTGGTGAAAGGCCACGATGTGATGCCATTGCGCTTCCTCGCACCAGCCACACCAGACAACGTTAATTTCAAAGTACCAGCCATTTTACGCACTGGCGGTACGGAATGGCGTATTCCTAAAGCGGCTCACTATGTCGATGGGGTTTAAACATGTTTGAATTAACTAACTTACATACTTCGCCGCTGACGGTTACTGATGAGAAAACCGACCAACGCATCACGATTGCCGTCGGCCATTCTGCGGTGGTGAATGGCGATTTTACCCGTCACTTATTTACTCAAGCAGGCATGATGCGTGCCGAGCGATTCGATGAGCCACTTGATGAGCATGCTGATGATAGTGAGCTAGATATCACCGCTGTGCGTGATGAATATGAAACCTTGTTCGGTAAAAAAGCCCCCTCGGCGGCTAAAGCGATAACTCTGCAAAAGGCGATTGATAGCAAAAAAGCCGAGCTGGCGCAGAATGATGTCACGGAGCCAGAAACCCCAGCGGATGAAACCGATAACATTGATAACCCGTCCACGTGACGGGTTTTTACTTTAGGGGGAGATGTGGATATTACTGCACAAATTGTGGCTGACTTTCGCGAGTATTACCCGGAGTTCAGCGATACCACCTTATGGGCTGAGCGCGAAGTGATTCAGGCATTGGAGGAGGGCGACTCGGAAACCGGCCAACGTTGGCTGAAATATCATGCCCGCCCGGCATCAATCAAAAAACGTGGCCTGTTTGCTTTTGCCGCCCACCGGCTGGTGATGCGCAAAAGGGCCATCAGTGGTGATGTCGGGGCGGCTTATGCCATCTCATCAAAATCAGTGGGTGATGAATCGACTTCTTTTGCCGTTCCTACGGTGACCGCTGATGATCTCAATATCAATGGTGATTTACCGCTGACTACCTACGGGGTGGATTTTTTGCGTTTACGTCGCCGGGCCGGTACCGGAGGCATGATGATATGAAACTTCGGGCCGAAGCACGTGGCGGGACAAAACTGGCGCAGAAATTGCGCCAGATCCATCAACGGGTAACTGCCAAACGCCGGGTGCTGGTAGGGCTACCGGAGGGGACTGGGGTGTATGAAGATGGTGCACCTATCGTGGTAATTGGGGCAGTACAGGAATTTGGCTCGGCGGATGGGCGTATTCCTGAGCGCTCATTTCTGCGCGTTCCGTTGCGACAAAATCAGGACAACATCAAAAAAGCCTTTCGTGCGCTGACGGCGCAGGTCACCCGCGGCCAAATCACGGCATTCCAAATGCTGGATCAGATTGGTCTGCGTGCGGTGGGTTATTGCCAGGAGGCGATAGAAGCCGGTATTCAACCGGGCAATGCGGATGCCACGATTGCTGCTAAAGGTTGCGCAACCCCGCTGATTAACCACGGTACGCTAAAAGGTGCAATCACTCACGTTGTGGAGGATTAATCATGTTCGGTAATGGTCTGGATATGCACGGACATATTGATGCCACCTTTAATTCGCCTATTGAGGGCGGTATTCGGCTGATTCGACCGACTGCCGGTGACTATAGCGGCCCCGGTGGTATTTGGCAGCAAGGGGAACCGCAGGTTACCGAATTGCAGAAGGTGAATGTGCAATCAGCAAAATGGAAAGATATTCAAATACTGATCGGCATGGGCGGCACAGCTAACCCGCAGGATCTGCGAGTGGTGCACATTAACGATGGTGTGCATTATCTCTGGCCTGATGACGAGGGGAAATTTAGCGACTTACTGGAATTCAGCGACGGGCTGGCAATGCGGCAATGGCGGGTGGTAGCTTGTGATAACCGGCCTTGGCGCAGCTTTTGCCGTGCACTGGTTGAACGTTATCGAGGTACTGGCTGATGGAAACCATTGAAGAGATGTATCCGGTATTTCAGCAACTCATTTCACTCGCCGCTGCAATCCCCCTCGACCGTGTTGTATTAGCCGATCAGGGCCGTAACCCACCGATGGGTAATAACTTATATGCCACCTATAACCCAGTGCCGGTTCGGGCCTATGGGCAAACACGGCGCAAGCGCGAATTTATCCCGGCCATTGCTGAAACTGATCCGGCGCTGGGGGAGGAGTGGCAAGATCTACAAGAAACAGTCTGTACCTCAATGGAGTTTTTGCTGTCGGTCAATTTGCTCAATAGCGGGGCGGCAACTGCCGCTATGCATTTAGCCAATGCCAATTTTCTGATGCCCGTCAGTGATTATCTGTTCCGTCACAAAATCGCCTGGCGTTTCTCCAGCAATTTCCGAAATCTCACCGGACTGTTACAAGCCGGACTTCAGCCGCGCTATCAGGCTGACATCCATTTATTCATTGAGAAAACCGCATCCTACGCGCTATTACGTGCCGCAGGGTTTGACATTCAAATTAGAGAAAGAGACTGCTCTTATGGCTTATCCGGTTGATAATATTATCCCCGTCAATCTTATTCTGACGGCGGCAGGGTTGGGGTACGGTGATTTTTCCAGTGCGCTAACTTTTGCTGATCCGTCAGATTTAGTTGAGGGAGGCGAGTTTGCTGCAGACTCATTCCGCGACTATGCATCGCTGCCAGAACTCGGTGCTGATTTCCAGACTGACAGCCCGATTTATTACATTGCCACCCGCTACTTTGCGCAAATTCCCAAGCCGCCACAAATTACCGTCTGGATGAAGAATGCTGAAAATTCACTGTTGGAAATTGTGAATAGCGCCACTGATCGTATTTGGCGTTATCACTACTTCTTTAAAGCCAGCGATTTAACCAGCAATGACATTATTCTCCAGTTGGCCGATTGGTCTGATGCCAATAGTCATCCGGTCTGGTGGACATTTAGCGCTAACGACATTGCTGACCAGAACAAGGTGGAGGATGTGGTATCACTGCTGAAAAGCAAAGGTAACCGCCATGTGTTTACAGGCTATAAAACCGCTGAATCCGTGATTACTGACCCGACCCAAGCCTATGCCATGGTGCAATTGGCGGCGGCGTTCCATAAATTCAGACCAACAGGGTTAAACACTGCTATTACTGGCGAGTATCAGGTGTTACCGGGTGTGATGGGCGATGATATGGCCACCAGTGCTTACAATGCCTTAAAAGCCAAAAACGCGGTGTTTTTCACCAAAATTGAACTGGCGGGGCAAATTGATAATAGCCGGGTGATCAACAGTAAATCGATGTCGTCCTATGGCGAATTTATTGATGATGTTGTCAATTTGGATGTGTTGAAAAACCATATTCAGGTGGATGGCTACAACTACATTGCTAATGTCGGCACCAAACGTGCACTGACACCACGTGACTATGACGGATTGCTGTCTACGGTTGCCACTACCTGCAAACGCTTTTTCAATAACGGGGTGCTGGGTACCGGCTCTTATGTTGATCCTGACGATGGCGTGACGAAAGTGGCTGATTTTGGTTTTGTCATTCGTTCGCGTCCTGAGGATGTCCTTGCGCTGACCTCAGACCAACGCAAAAAGCGCGTTTACCCGTTAACCACCCTGTTAGTGATTTTAGGCCGTGCCGGTCATATCGCTGAAATCAATGCCACCGTGGAGTAATCCCTTATGACCATGCACAGATACGGCGCTGATGGCTCTAACCTCACCGTCTTTGGTATCCCGATTGATGATTTTGGTGATACCGACCCACCGATCACCATTGAAGATTTAGAACCCCGCGCCGCGCTAAAACGCGGTATCGGCGGCACGTCAGTACGGCTGGACAATAAAACCCGCGCCAAACGGTTGACCATCAACCTGATCCCTGGCTCGGTGCAGGCGCGCCAGTTATTGGCGGTGGAAAAATCCGGTATTGATGCCACCTTTACCTTTTCACAGACCGGCACCGATGAACGCTTTGCCGGGTTCGACGGCATTATGACTAATCGTGGCTCAGCCACTCGCGCCGGGAAAAGTGGTGTATCGGATGAACAATTTATTTTTGAATTTGCTGACTCAGAGGAAACCTAATTATGGGGCGTCAAATTGAAGTCGTGATCGGTGACACCCTTTTTCGCGGGGCAACATCACCGGCCAGAGATCAGGTGGAAATGCTGCAAATCGCGGCAAAGTCTGGTTTGTTACCGGCGATCAATCCCAATGTCACCGCAATGGGTATGGCGGCCAGTCTGGCCTCTGTCGATACGATGAGCTTAAACCGCTTGAAAGAGCTGTGTTTTAACAGCGGTAGCATCGTTCGCCAATCCGATAACATCCCGGTGGGCGAAAACCTGTTCCAAGATGAAGCCCATAATTACCTCGTATTGCTGGGGCAGGTACTGAGGGAAAATATCGGCCCTTTTTGGCAACTCAAAAAAGAGGAGGGAAGAAACGCGGAAAACAATCCGCAGAATCCTCCCGCGTAGACTGGTTTTTATGGCGACCTTGCGCCGGTGCCGGGCAACACTGCCCGCCGCTGGCAAGGTGGGCAGATATGCTTGATGGCACTTACACTATTGATGATGTGCAACTGATGCATGAGGTGCTGGATGAGATAATGGCGGTGGTGGAAAGGGGGCTGGGTGGTAGTTAGTTTTTCTTTCTGGCGCATCTGTGCGCCGATAGTTATGCCGTAGATTGCGGAAAAGCTAACAGAAGCCTTAACGTGACCAAAAAACAGCATAAAATAAAACATAAAATTGATAGCCATTTAAACGAGCTATAAGGTGTTTGTGAGAGGCCATAAAAGCGAATGTGTATACCTACCCACTCATTTTGGCACCTTTTCACGGTTTGATGTCGAGCTATAAACGGCATAAGAAAGCAACATAAAGTTGATTAGATATAGCTTGAGCTATACACTCATTGTCAACAACCGTAGTTATATAAATTATCCAAACCATCGTTGTTTTGGTTTTTTGTCAGAGGTACTCCTGTAATGTGAGGAGGACGCTATGCATAATGAAAACGCACTAAGAAGAAAAATGCCATTTTTTGATACCTTCAAGACCACCGCCGCAGTTGGCTTGCTAATGCACCAGGCGTCAGCGATGTATTGTCCTGAAGTCGGGCGACTTTATGATGTTCCATATGGTCATAATTTGAGCGCCGAAGATAATCGCCAGGCTAGAGATCTGATGATGAGTGAAGCCTTGGGCTTCATCAAAGGTCTTACGAAGACCCTGAATAAGGCTTATGCTCTGTTACTGAACTCTGCTGAATCTGAACGTGATTTTTGCATTAAACAGCTTGACCCGGTACAAACTGATCTTATTGAGCTTCAGTTACGTGGGTTAGAAGGGGCTATCAAAAATGTCTATAATGGATGCGCTGAAGATAAACGCCAATTCGTTAAGGAACCCCTGCTGGTTATAGCGCAGGCGAGGGCGTCAGCAGCTAAGCTAAATCATTTGATAAACCAGATGACTAAGCCGGTTGAAGTATTTGTCAGTAGTATCGATAAGGATGCTCTGCGTGCGCTTGCAAAGCACGGTACTGAAGTATTTGTGTCCGGTCGATTCCACTGAGGCAAAAATTGCACATAACCGCTGATTATAACCCTCACAGCTTTGAGTATTATCTTTCATCGGTGTTTGTGGATTTTCCATCACTGAAACAATCTCTTTTAGATGATTTCATAATTTACAAATCTACTGGTAAGTTACCAGACTATTTTGGTCGTGATACTGTTTATGATAGGCCTGATGATATTCAAGACTCAGGCCTTGGGCATATTCACCTGGAGTTGGGCGATGATAAATTCAAGGCTCCACCAAAATCAGCCAATCTTAATGACCAGCAAGTCTTACAGTGGTACAGAACATCAGACACAGCCTTGGTATATGCCAAAGGGTTAATTGATGAAAATAGTTACTCGCTAATTGCTGTCTTTACGCCGCCTGCGCATGATAAGGCAAAAAATTACGATAGGATGAGAATACTTGCAGAGTATGCAAGGAAATTTTCGCAAGAGATCTAGTAAACCCGCTCCGGCGGGTTTTTGCTTTTCTACTTCCCTGAATTAACATCAAACCCGCCATTGTGCGGGTTTTTTTACACCTAAAATATGAGGTTTCCATGTCAGAGACAATTGATTCTCTATTGGTTTCCCTTGGCCTGGAAACAGATGCAAAGAGCTTTCAAACCGCCAATGATGCCGTTAAAGGGATTAAAGACGGCATATTGCAACTGGCCGCTGCAGCCGGCACGGGTGTTGGGTTAAAAGCCCTGACTGCTGATTTATCTGCCTCAGTATTAGAAATGGATCGGCTGAGTAAAATCACCAATTTTACCGTTAAGCAGATTGACGGCTTACGTTACGCGATGCGCAGTCTTGGTCTTAGCCCGGATGCGGCTAATCAGATTGTGCAGAAAATCCCTGACCTGCAACAGCGTGCCAAACAAGGGGAGTTAGGCGATAAAGCCTATTGGAATGGTGCATTTAACCCGACTGAATTTGCCAATAAAACCGGCATGGACTCGCTCAAGTATCTTATAGATGCTTACGGCAAAATGGATAATGACCAGCGGCGAAATCTGCGCAGTGGAATTGGCAGCGGTGATAATGATCCCTTCACCCGCTTACTGGAAGGCGGCAGCAAGGGGCTTAATGCCTCACTGAAAAATTTTGAAGAGTTATATAAACCGCTCGATCCCAAGCTTATTGATTCAGCCAACGAGTTTAATAAAGAGATGGCGGATTTGGCGACAAACTTTGACAATCTGGCCCGTTCAATGGGTGGCGACTTGCTGCCAATCATCAATGCACTACTAGAAAGTATTAATCAGTTTATTAAAGAAAACCCCGAAGTCTCAAAAGCGATTCTGACTGCAGCCGGTCTGGCCGGTACCGCTGGTGCATTAAAGTTTGTCGGCGGCATGCTACCTGGCGGTGGTAAGCCACCCGCAGGTGCAGCTGGTGGGCGCGGCTGGTTGTCACGCTTGCTGGTCAATCCGGTTACCATCGGCGCGGCGGCGGCATTAACGCCCGGCAATATTTTCACCAGTTCCGACGATGCCAAAGCCATGAGTAATCCCGAAGCGCTTAAACGCCAGAACTGGGCTAAAAATAACCCCGGTGTGCCTTACCCCAGTGATAGCAGTGACCTTAATAATCTGGTTGATGATCCTAACGTTCGCCAGTATCTGGAGGTGCTATCCAAAGCCGAGGGAACCGCCAGTTATGCCAATTCTGGCTATAACACGATGTTTGGCGGCGACCAATTCTATGACAACAGTGACCACCCACGGCAATTAAAAGATTTCACCCAAACGGACGGCACTAAAAATAAAACCTCAGCTGCCGGGCGCTATCAGTTCACCAGCAGCTCTTGGGATGATGCCGCCAAAGCGCTTAATCTGACCGACTTTTCACCACGCAGTCAGGATCTCGCCGCGCTGTTTCTTATTCAACGTGCCGGTCAGCTAGAAAATGTGACGAACGGGAATTTTGCTGATGCTACAAGCGGATTAGGTGGTGTGTGGGCCTCGCTCCCTTCATCAAATTACGCTCAGCCCAAACGTTCATGGGAAGAGATTCAGGGCTACAGCGACCGCCAAACCACCCCCATGCAAGCAGTTGCCGCATCCGCGCCCCGTGGCGATGTCAGGCTAGAACAACACAATATTATCCATGTGGGTACCGTGGGCGGTGATAGCGAATCCATCCGTGACAGGGTGCTACAGGCTACCACTCAACTGGCTCAGCAAGCGCGCGACATGATGCATACGGAGCACTACTGATGGCTATTACCGGACTATTTACCCGTAACCGACCGAAAATCGGCAATCTCTATTTTGATGCATTACTGGAGGAGTCGAGCGAGCTGCGTACTGATGTCAGTGAGTTTCCGCTGGAAGATGCCAATACCGCCCACGATAACGCGGTTACCCGCGCGCTGGCGCTAACCATGATTATCGGTGTGTCCGATAACTGGTTTCGTGAACTGCTGGCCCAGCAAGATAGCAGCATTGCCGGACTACTGGGGGCCGGAGCCAGTATCACTACCGGTATGGCGGCCAGTTTGCTTTCTGGCAGAGCGGCAGCGCTGGCAGGAGTGGCTGCTTCGGTTGGCACCAGTTTGTATTCCGGCAGCCTGGGATCACAATCGCGCTCAACCCGTTCGCAAAATTTACTCGAGCAATTGCGTGAATTGCAGCGTTCACATACGCCGTTCGAATTAGTGGCCAGCCGTGGGGCAGCCTATAAAAACTGCCTGATCACCAACACTCGCACCCAATTGAAAAAAGAGAACGAGGGTGGGCTGGAAATTGTGGTTGAACTGTTGCAGCTCAATATTATTTACGACACCGTCGCTGAAACCAATGACAATTTGCCCTATGGCGATAGCTCCGCCACTCAGGGGCAGCGTGAATACTCATTTGGTGAGGTCTTCGTCGAGGTCACATAATGAAAATAATCCCGCTAAACAACGGTTATGCCGTGCAACGTTTTCGAGTGCAATTAAATAGTCACTATTTGGTATTTCGCTTGCACTGGCTCACCCGCTTTAATTACTTCTGCGTTGATATCTATGAGCAGGGCGAACCGGTAGTTTTGGGGCGAGCCTTGCATATTGGCGTTAATTTATTGGCTGGACTCAATACCGATATTGGCCTACTGATATTAGCCGGGGAAACACCGACTATCAGCAATCTTGGCATTAATAATCGCCTGACATGGTACCCCGCTAATGAGTAGCTATTTTGGCCGCAATTACTTACTGAGCATTACCCCAGTGAGTGGCGATGAACTTACCTATCAGCCGCCATTAGAGATCCGCTTTGCTGTCGATAATACCCCGCAGAATGTCGATGCCACCGCCAGAATCACTTTATACGGTGTTTCAGCACGCACCCGAGCCTTAATTCAACGCTATGACGATAAGGAAAAACGTTATGGCAACCTGGTATTAAAAGCCGGTTATGGCGAAAACATCGGCACGATATTCAGCGGACGCATTCACAATGTCGAAGTGGTCAAAGAGGGGGTAAATACCTGCCTGCGGTTATATTGCCGCACGATTGGGCTGGCATGGAATACCACGATATTTAAAACCTGGGGCGCGAATACGCCTGCTATTGCAATGCTCAAAGATGTCGCCGCGGCTTTTGGGCTTGATGTTGAAGTGATTGGTGACTTTTCCGACTTACCGCGTTTTGCCACTTCCTATAATTCTGGTGGCCGCTTGTGTCGCGATATTCTCGATAGCGTAAAAGATGACTGGAAATATTACTGGATGATCACGCCATCAAGGGTGCTATTAGCCAGAGAGGGAGCCGCCAGAAAATGGGCGACCCATGAGATCACCGCTAAAAATGGTATGGAAAGCGTCCCGCGTTGGTATCTCAGCACAATGGAAATTGACGTTAAAATGAATCATCAAATTCAGCCGGCTGATGTGATTAATGTCACGTCGAGCTTTTGGACGATCAATTTCAGCGGCATGTATAACACTGACCTCAATAATTTGGCGAATATTCAGCAGCAGACGGGACAATTTAATGTGCTGCGTACCTACCACGAAGGCACCTTATGGGGTGATACGTGGAAAACTACGCTGATCAGTCAATGGCGTATGCCCTGAGGTAATGATGATTGAGAGCAATCCGCTGTATACCACCATGATGCTACTCAAACGCGATATGGTGCGTGACCTGATGATCGGCATGCCCGGCAAAGTCATTAGCTATAACGCCGATCTGCAACGCGCGGTGGTGGAGTGTGGCATTCAACGTCATGTCGGTGACGGCCAATTTAAGACACTACCCGTTATCGAACATGTGCCAGTGCAATTTTCTGGCAGCGCCGAATGGACAGTTTTTCATGAGCTGCCAGCGGGTACCGAAGGCTATATCCATTTCAGCCAACGTTCTATCGACAATTGGCTCAGTCAGGGGGGGCCGGTAGCACCACTGGATGCACGGATGTTTAATCCATCCGATGCTTTCTTTGCTCCCGGTTACCGCTCACAACAAACCGCGATTGCGGGCTTGCCGACCGAGGGTATTGGTTTAAGTAACAAAAGTGGCGGGGTGCGTATTCACCTCACTGATAGTGGAATGACTTTGGCGGCTGGCGGTACCACATTGGCGCTTACCGAATCTGGCATGAGTTATAGCGGCCCTGAATTTACCAATAATGGGCAAACCACCCTTAATGGCCGTACTGAGGTCACTCAAGGTGGCTTGGCGATTGGCGAGCTGGAAGTTGGCGATCACGATCATGGCGGCGTGCAACACGGCAATGATCGCACTGATGGGCCGCAATAGCCCATTGTTCTGACTTCATTTTACCTACTATCGCCCTGGCTTATGCCGGGGTTTTTTGTTTCCGGAGGCACAGTGATCCGTAATTTCATAAATGGTGACATTGTTACCCACGGCAGCCAATTCGCTAGCGGCAAAGAAGAGACCCGGCAAGCCATGATCTGCTGTCTGCGGTTATTTCTTGGTGAGTATTTTCTCAATGCCACCGAGGGAACGCCGTGGTTCCAAAGCATATTGGGCAAAACCTCACGCGATATTGCCGAAGCCAATATTAAACAGCGCTTATTGGCGGCCAAAGACGTGCTGACCATTAATCGCTTTGAAATGGATCTCGATATGAAGAGTCGCAAAATAACGATATTTGCCGCGGTGATTGATATTAATAACGACGCATTTGATTTCCTGTTCACTGAGGATCTTGTCTAATGGCAACCATTAATCGTGACGGCGCCAGCGGCACCACGCTGAGTGAATATCTGGATACTATGCGCCAGCGCTATCTTGCTATTGATGATGGCTGGAATATTAACCCGGAATCGCCGGATGGTCTGGCAATCGCGGTCTGGTGTGAGGCATTAGCTAATTTGGATGAAGCGGTTATTAATGCCTATCACGCAGCCGATCCCAATTCAGCAATTGACCAGCAATTAGACCGCATTGCCGCATTTGCCGGAATCAAGCGCAAAAGCGCGACCTATTCAACCGCCACCGTTAATTTTCACGGTATCGCTTTTACTCCAATTAATGCCGGGACATTAATCAGAAATAGGGCGACTAATACCTTATGGGCGACCGATGGTGATGTTGTTACTGACGCGGCAGGGAATGCGACAGTGAATGTCACTTGTACGCTGGCAGGGGCGCAGGGCGCTAATAGCAATAATCTGACTATTATCGCCACACCGATCGGCGGCATTACGGCGGTGACAAATAACGCCGCAGCGTCAATGGGATTGGCTAAAGAAACCAATAATGCATTTCGCATCCGGCGCAATGAATCAGTGGCACTACCTGGCTCCAATCAGATTGATAATATTTATGCGGCGCTGGTCAATATTGATGATGTTAAACGAGTGCGGATTTATGAAAATTTTGAGGATCAAGCCGACGAGAATGGGGTGCTCGGTCACTCAATGGCGATATTTGTTGATGGTGGCAGCATCGAGGATGTTATTAACAGTATTGCCATCAATAAAAGCCCCGGCTGTGGGTTAAACCGTTATAACACTTTCCCTAATAAAATCTCGTTGGATACTGTTACCCCAAAAGGTAACCCGATCACCGTAACCTTTTTTCGCCCCCAACTAATACCGGTTTATGTACGGGTTGAGATCGCCAGTAATAGCGAATTTATTGACGAAGAGATAAAACAGGCGATTGTCGATTACAGCATTATCGGTTTTGATCAGACCAATGGCTTTTCTAAGTTGGGCTTTAAAATTGGTGAAAGTATTGGTGCGGGCCGTTTATTTACCCCAGTCAATTATCTGGTGGCCGGTAATGGTTTTGTGAATGCGATTACCGTTGGTACTGCTGTTGAACAGGTCAATGAGAGTGCAGTGAGAATAGCCTTTAATCAGCTCGGCGTGTTCAGTACTGAGAATATCGAGGTGGTTTATGTATAACCACCGCAAAAAAGCGCTGTCACGGATTTACCTGCAATATAAAAACGCGCCGAAGCTGGTTGAATGGATCAGTATTTTACCGGACATCAGCCAATCTGCACTGGAAGAGCAGATCACCAAAATCAATAACCTGTTGGATATTGATAATGCCGAGGGTGATCAACTGGATATCTGTGGTCGCATTGCCGGGTTTACTGAGCGGCCACTTATCCGCAGCGATTACTTATCGATATTTGCTTATAACGGTACCGGCGGCGCACAGCCCTATAATGTCGCGCCGTATAAAGCGCCGCATGAACAAATCGGCAAAGTTCCGGTATCGGATTATCTCTATCGCGTATTAATCAAAGCCAAGATCCAGAAAAACAACACCAACGCCACGTTGGATGAAATCAAAACCGCCGTTGATTACATTCTGGATGTCAATTCTGCCATCATTGATGGGCAGGATATGACCATGAAAACTATCTGGGTCGATACACCGATCCCCGCCAATGTCTTAGTGCTGATTCAGCTATTTGATTTAATCCCCCGACCGCAAGGCGTCAAAGCCAGCTTAATCCGCGTTAACCATCATCCCTTTGCCTATAAAGGCACCTTCGACGCGCAGCCATACGGCATGGGCGCTTATATCTAATTGGAGCCAATATATGGCCAGAAATGACAGCTTTAATCAGCCGTGGGCCAGTGTGCCTGCACAATTTGAACGCCCCGGCGATGGTCTGATTGCTCGTGGTTGGGCAGGGGGTGCATCAGAAGATCCTCCAGAAGCCAAATGGGAAAACTGGTGGCACAACCGTGTAGATTTAGCCTTGCAGGAGTTACAGAACTTAGGGCAATTAATGTGGTTTGCGGATGCTCCCTATCAGGTCGGAACGAGGGTCAATCATGGTGGTAATAGCTATATCGCATTATCAGAAAACACCGGCGTGGAACCAACCGGAGCGTTAGATATTGGTGTGTGGCGTAAAGAGGAACCAGGTGCATATTTGCAGACTGCTAATAACCTTGCTGAAATCGCGGCGGCTGGCCCTGCGGCGGTGGCTGCAACACTCAAGAATCTCACCCTGACCACCATGGGTATTGGCTTGCCAATGCAGCCTGATATCGCGAACTTTGACTGGCAGAACTTTGCGTTCATATCGGGAGCTAATTACGTCACAAGGTATGACACTTGGGTAAACCCCCCTGAAGGAGTGACTTATAACGCAGGCACTCGCGTAAGCATTCGTGTGATTTATATTTCTACAATAAATGGCCCAAGAATGGGATTAGAGTTGACTCCAGACACTGGTTCAGCGGCTAACTTTAAAGTTTACTCACTACTGTGTGTTGGTGAGTCTGGCTCAAGGGTGTTTACTTTCTGGCAAGATTGGAACTCTGCTAATCCGGTGCCTGTATCGGGTGGGGGGACAGGGGCGGTTACGGCGTCTCAGGCTCGCTCAAACCTTGGTCTAGGCGGCTCGGCTGCGTTAGAAGTAGGTACAACTATCGGCACTGTGGCAGCGGGTGATGATAGCCGGATAGTTAAAGCCATACAGTCGACCAACACCGCTATTAGCCTGCCCGGCACCCTGACAACAGCGGGCGTGCTAAAAGGCTCAGCTGTTGCGGCTGGTAACGCTGTTATGGGTGGGGATGGCAATATTAGCGGCACAGCATGGATTGATGGCAATCTCCACACACATATCGCTAATGTATCGAACAATGCCAATAATTATGGTGTCGTTGCACTGGCCCGTGGAGCATCGGTTGTACAGTCTTATACAGTAGAAGCGCCAGCAGGCACTTATGCCACGAACTCAGGTACCAGTACCATGCGTTATCGCGCACTATTTTTTCAACGCCCTGGTGGGGCATGGGTGCAAATGGGCGGAGATATTGGCTAATGGGAACACTACAACACTATAAAAACTTTGTGATTTTGAAGCAGGAATATGACGCTGAACTCAATGGGGTAGTCATATTTCATGTGGATGAAGAGGGGCGGGACTGGTACGAGTTACAGCAGACATTCCGCGAGGACACCATCAAAATCGGTTATAACGCAGAGGGCTTAGTTTGTACCGCATCTCAACATGTTTATGCTCTCTGTCCAACAGGATTATCGATTGTTGAAGTTGAATCATTGCCGGATGATTTTATATTGGAATACGGCGCTTATGAATACGTGGATGGCGAGGTCATCCGCCATATACCATCGAATGGCGAGATAATGATCGCATCAGATGAGCGTCGCAAACAATTGATGAGCGAAATATCAGTTGAGCTGGCAACATTGCAAGATGTCGCAGACAGCAATGATGCAACAGAAAGAGAGCTTAGTCGGCTGGCAGCATTGAAAGCATACCGTCTTGCCTTATATCGGCTTGATGTCAGTCAGTCATGGCCGACTCTGCCGCCGAAGTAA